CCTTAGTGGTGTTAGCCCACGAACCTGATGCTCTTTTAATTCTAAACATCATCGGCACATTTCCGGAGCCAGCTGCATCTGTCTGGAAGGCGAGATAGTAAGTGCTATCTCTTGTTGCGGTGGTTATGTTGATCTCGCTTGCCGTTTTGGCAGCATTTAGAATATCTTTCAATTCTTCTGCAATGTTATCTGCATCCACTCCAGCATTGTTGGTGTTTATACTATAATTACCCGCTGAGTCTTTGCGCGAGTATGTGGCACCTGAGACATCGCTACTAAACCCAGATGATTCGTTAACTAAAGTAACATTAACTATGTTGCCGTCGGCATCTCTAAACTCGTATATTAATGGTGTGCTGCCGCCTGTTGCCATATCCTTGAAACTAGCGTTAGTTTGACTATCACCTTGAAAGCTGATCCTCATGTAACTCTTGCTCGTTGAGTATGATCGATACACCGTCAGCGCTTTGGATGCATTGCCGTTGAAGACATTGTTAGATGCACTTGCCCCGTGAACTGCGTCGTTCCCGGCACTGGTAGTGGTATTAACCGCAAACGTTATTTGACTAACGCCGTCTCCCTGACCATCGTCGAGAACTATTTTTGTATACCGGTCCGGTAGTCCTGAAAAGACTATCGTACCTGCTGAATAAGCCATACTTATTCCTCCTATTTTGATCACACCGATATATAACATATATCTCGGTGCTACTTGTTACCCAAGCTCTATCGAGGCTGGAACATTCCTTGGACTGAACAGAAAAGAGAAAAATGTTAGATTAGATTAGATTAGAATATTCAAACATGCGGTGACTAGGATGTTATGGAAGGTTAGCAAACTGCTAAGGATTAACGAACGTCTGCTATTATATAGGCACTGGGAATGCTAAGAGAACAAAACTTTCTTTAAATTTCGAACAATGTTGTCGAATTTGCAAAAATCCGAGTCAAGAAACTCTATGGATCTCTGTCTGCATGTCTTATCTGCATCTTCAAATTCAAAATAGAACTTTCCACTGTCCAACCTCTTGCAGTTGACTAGTTTTGCCCCTTTAAGCTGGAGAAACGCCGCTATTCCGATATCACTAGTGATGAAGTTCTCGTTAATGCTTTCGCTCTCACTCATATTAATATTTTCCCTTGTTTCTCCATGTTGACAGATTAATTAGTCTCCGCTTTCACAAATGAACCGCTTTCGCCTGGAATGGCAGGCAAATTTAAGACATAATCAACATTAGTTGGAAGGTTCGCTGCAACTCGAAGATCACCTATCTCTGCTATCATCTCCTTCTGCAAAACCTTGAGAGCATCAGCTATTTTCTTCTTTTCTTCCTCGAAACTTAGACACAAAGCACCCAATTGTTCGTGACCTGACTTGGAGCTTTTCTGCATTTGCATGAATCTGGCTATTTGCTCCCACTCCAATGTCACCACAGATGGTGGTGGTGGGGGCTCCATCGTTGGCAGGGGCGGTGGTGTCGTTCCCAAGTCGATGATTTCCATCTCCTCCTCTTCCCCAAGAGTTTCGATGACGTCAGCACTTGTGTCCTCTTCCAAAAGTGCCTGAATCTCTTCTACCACTCCGTCGTTTGACTTGGAATTCTTGACTTTTTTCAGGATTCCTCTCAATTTCTCGTTCAGGCTCATTTTCTCTCTCCTTTTGCTGCTAAGCTCTGATATATGTTATTCTCATAATGTCATCTGGGACATCTTCACCGGCATCTTTGCATGCCGATGTCTGCGGTGTGTAGTCCTCATGAAGTGTGAACGTGTTCCCGTTTGAAACCTCGTAATCGGCTCCAGCTGCGATACTGCCTGGATAAAGCAGCATGCCGTTGAAGAACAGCGTTTCAGTGTTCTCTTTGATGTTGTGCTGGGTTGTGAACACTCGATTTGAACAGTCAGTGGCACCTGTAGGGTATTCCCCTATTGCATACGAATCAACAAAAAGCGTTTTGAAACTATCCGTCGTGATTGTTGTCGATGATGTGCCACCAGTCAAGTTGTGTGTTCCTGCAGCACCAAGTGTGCTGAAGAATGCCCTCGTCGAACAAGGTGGCTGTGATTTTGATGTTGTGACGCCTGTCAATCCGTAATAGCTGCCAAGCTCATGTTCTGGTATCTCTCCAAGCATCACCCTTTCTCTCGGGATTTTCACCTCGACAGCATTCTCGCGATAAACAAACTTTGGCTTTATCTGATTCTTGTCATCTCCGATGAGATATCCCAGAACCTCTATCTGAATCTTTGTTTCGAACTTCCTTTCATCATTCGAATAATCAGAAAGGTTGTTTCCATGTGAGAAGTCCTGCTGTATGAACCCCTCGTAGCGATGGCTGTTGCTGGACAGGAGAATATAATTGACGCCGCCTGGACGTGTGACGAATGGCACCATGAGTTCATTCATTTGCTGTTGATATTCTGTCCTGATGGCGATATCGTATGTGACAGTCACATATACAGGTATCGGTATTGAAACCGTCGAATAGACAATCTTCTGGTTGGGGCGAGGGAAATTCAGTTGCCCTCTCTTGTGTTCCATGTCGGCATTTGCGAAGTTTGATGTCTTAACCTGATTCAATGTTCTTGCGATTGGTATTGAGCCACCCTTTTCATCGTCGATAGGAGGAACGTTGCCCCACACTGTGCCCTTTCTTGTAGGATCCTTTGCGACACCTGTCCTCTCCACCGTTATCATGGGAAGAATCAGTGTCCCCTGCTTATCCCTGATTTCTTCGCCTCTTTTGCTTTGGAATCCCCTTTCGGATGATGCCCACATGATTGGGATCCTTCTCCAACCCTTGTTGGTTGTTGAGAAGAGATTCATCTCATCACGCAGGAACTTCAGCATTGACATGTCGATGTTTTCGATTGTCGAGACTGGGAATGGAACTTCTTTCAGCTGAAGTGAACAATCTTCGTTATCTGCCATCGAACAATCCTTCTCTTGCCCTGACACACGATGCCGCTATCTCAAAGCTGTTTTCAGCTTGCCCGAACAACCATCGTGGTTCTGTTAATGTGAGTATCTCATAATATCTATCGGAATACAACACAAAATCACCTTCCCTCACAAACAAGTCCTGATCTTCTGTCAGCCTTCTCTTGTGGAAGTTGACTGTTATTCTCTCGATCCTGTCGATGCCCAGTGGAGTCGCCGTTGTGTCTTGAGACTCGAACTTCACAAAGGCATGCACCCTTATCGGACTGAGAAAGTTCTTTTCTATCGCTTCGCCATATATCTCATTGTAATTCGTGTGCTCCAGACTAACAGGATAATAGACAATTGTTTGGCCAACAACCCTTTCGATGATTTCATCATTGACTTGTTTGACAAAGTCCCTCTCTTTCTCGCCAGTGAACAGCGGAGGGGGAGGACTGGCAGGCTGGCTCCATTTGTTGTCTTCTGACACTCGTTAGCCCTCCTAGCCCACAAACACACGCATTGGCATCTGAACCATGACTTTGTTTGCATTCTCTGTTAATGTCGCATCAGATTCAGACAGCTTCACATATGTCATCTCTGCCAGCGTAGTCTTAAGCTCTTCTCTCAGCTTGTCCTGATCTTCCCTTGCCTGTGACATCAAATCTGAGCCGTTGAGAGTGACTGACTCTCCAGGTATCGGGACTGATGCAAACTTGCTTCGGACATGTCCAAGCATCTCTTTGCAAAGTGCCAGAGAGAAGCGGCGGATCCACTGCTTGCCAATTGAGTTGATGTTCTCATATGGAATGTTGGCAATTGGGAGGGTGTTCATGTTGTTGACACCCTTCGATAAGTTGTCGCCATTAACATTGTCGTCCCAAGCATCCGTCGAGAAGCTGAACTCCACCCACATCTTTGTTGGTGAAAAGTTTTGTGGTATCGGGAACAATCGCAAGTTGTTGTTGTGCAGCTCGTACGAGAAATGTGACATCCTCGTGTATATCGCATCCTCAAATGCCAATGCTTGTGCCTTGTTTTGCCATGTGGGTATCAGCTGAAACGATGAATCGTCTGAGAACTGTCCATAACTGTGGAGGTTCCCGACGACGTTCAGTCCACCATAATATCCGTAAAATCTCCACATCGCATGAGGTGTCTTGTAATAGACTTTCTTCACCATTATCTTCTTGTTATTCCAGGAGCCAGCATATGGGACACCGCCAGCTTCAGCAGATGCAGACACAATGCTCTGCAAGTCGTAATCTTGAACACTCGCAGTGACATTAAATGATGCAGAGAATTGAACTGAACTATTCAGCCCCACTTCCGAAGATGCACCCTCCGCTGTCCTTCTCGAGAAGCCATAGTCAAACTTTGGATATCTCAGAGCGACATGCGAGCCACTAACAGTCGCTAGCGGTGTGCTGCCTGGCACTGTCTCCTTGATGTGCCCCTTATGATCGAACGAGCCCGTTGAAGCTCCAAGTGCATTTGACAACAAGTTGGTTGCTTGGTGCAGATTCACAATATAGGAGTATTCCAGGCAAGCCTCTTCATATGCGGCGTATACGTTTCCTGGTGTTATCTCAATGTCCAAGAC